GAAGGTATCTATTTATACTCAGCGAGACCGCGCAAACAAACGGTGGCTTAAAAAAGTCGGGAAAGCAATCACGCCAAGCAAACGCACACAACGTGCAATAGCAGAAGCTATATTTTCTCCCGTTCCTTCTAGCTCTACAATTCAGAAAAGAGCGCCGTACAAGCAAGCACCCGTAAAATGGAAAGACGCAAGGCCTACGCTTTTGCAATGGGCTGGTTGCTTTGCTATTGGTTTAATTTGCTTGTGTCCCATACTGAGCATCTGGAAACCTTCTTTCAATATTTCAGAAATTTCCCTTTTGTTCGTCGCTTTCTTTGCCTTTCCTTTTTTGGTTGCAGCACTTTGCGTTGTCGATTATAACAAAACTAAATATCGCTCTTACCATTCGGGAGACACCGCAGCTGCTCCAGATACTTTTGATTTCCCTGCAATGGAAAGCATTGATAAGATCGCCCCAGAAGAAACAATAGCAGAAATCGACCGGATGAACGCCAAGATTTTCATGGATGAATTTCAAGATTCCATGAATATCATGCAGAAAACGGCAGACCCAGATACTTTTTTCTCTCGGTATGACCTTGCTTTGGAACGTCTCGACAACATGATAGAGCTGCAACAGAAGGGAATAAAATTCACCTGTGACCTTCCAGCCTTGAAAGCTCAGGCGCTTGACCAGGAAACCACTGCTGAAACTGTAAATGTACTGATAGATAATGCCTATGCAAAACAGGTTCAGAAACTTTCCGCTCTCAAGACTGAGCGTGGCCGCTCAAACTCTACGCAAAGATGGTATGCATCTTTTGAGCCGTTTTTAGACCGAATGCCACTCTGCTCTAAAACGTATCTTGAAATGAAGCACACCGCTTTGCAAGAGGTGTAACCAATGGATTTATTTACAGCGTTTTCGTTTATGAATGGCGAAGAACCACCAATTCCGGCAGAAGAACAAAAGTATTATCAAGAACCGTCCTATTATAAGGATTATGTTCCGTCTTTCGCTCTTGATGCCGTGAATGGTATGCGTCGAGTGGTTCCGTTTGCAGAGCAGATGCAAAATCAGCCCTCTACCGAGAATGGATTATACCGAACTGAAATTGCATTGCTGAAATATTGCTCATATGGAACATATCCGCACCCGAGATATGGTTATCCGGGCCTTTGGTGGTTTGAGTATGGCATAAAAAATGTTGGCTATCATCTTCAAACGCTGGAAAAGCGGGGCTTTATCCAGATGAATGAAAAAGGCAAGTATTTTTTAACCGAAAAAGGGAAGTCTGAGCTCGAATCCAACATTTCGATGCTCGATATGTAGGTTACAACTGAATTATACAACTGTTGATTGTAATGCGTCAAGCGCGTTTAATCGCGCAAAAATGCGCGAAAAATTTAGCATTTGCGCTGAATCGCTGAAATTTACGCTGACTTTTTGCTAAATACGCGCGTTTCGTGCGAGCAACGTGCAAAATATGCACGTTGCTATCCGTGGTTGCAAGGTTGTTGCAATTTTTGCAACAGTTCAACGGCAAGCTCCCCGCCGGGTGCGTCTGCTGCGGCCTTGAGCTGCCGGAGATCCCCGGACTTGCGGGTCACAAAAAGTCGAGCCCGGGCCTGTCCCTCGGGCGGCATATCCTCATAGCAGGCCAGCGCGGCGCGGATGTGGGTGCAAAACAGCTTCATCTTGTCCATCTTTAGTCCTCCCAAGGTTCAGGTGTTCGGGCCGTGCCGGTCAAAATGGTGGCAGGCATCCCGTCAATGATGGTCATTTCGTTTTCTTTGCCGTTTCTTTGCTCGAAATCCATTTTATTTCACCTCTGTTTTTGTTCAATTTGTCCAACTTGTTTTAGATTTTACCATTTTATGGGAAAACTTGAAGGACTTCCGCTCTGTCGAGTGGCATGGGTTTTTCCCATGTCACTTTTTGTTTTTATGGCATGGAAATTTGTGAGGTTATAATTGATGAGCTACTTTACTGCGGAAAAGCTTGGTGTCGCATTGGCGCGGGCCAGAGTCGCGGCTGGCTTGAGCCAAGTCGACATGGCCCGCCGGATCAACAAGGGAAAGGCTACGATCCAGAGCTGGGAGTGCGGGGCGTCCAGCCCACCAGCTGACAAGATAATGGACTGGTTCGAGGCTTGCGGGACTTCTCCGCTCCCCGCCATGCAAGAAATGCTGCACCCAGAACTTTATAAAGAGCCCGTACAGCGCAAATCAGACGAAGAGCTGGATGAGGCGCTTACAGAATACTTTCGCACAGCGCCGCGAATTGTAAAAGAGATGGTGCTGTTTATCCTTTTGGGCCGACATGGCAGCTATCCACCGGCGGTGTTTGCTGAGGTGTGCGCGAATCTGCATACTCCCTTGCAAAACAAGGTATCCGTCTGCGGCCAAATACTGGACAATTACGGGTTTGCCGTGGCTACAGGAACAGACCCGATCCCGTGGGAAGTCCAGCCTCCGGTGAGTCTGCTGCAGTCGGCATACCAGGCGGGAAAAGAGGCCGCGAAGAGCGGCGAGACCGACTATACTGCAAAGCGAGGTGAAGAGCGTTGAGGTGTATTCGCGCCTGCTGCCGTCGGGAAATACCGGACGATGCATCTTTTTGCCCCTACTGCGGCAAGAAGCAGCCCGAAGCCGCCCCGCAGCAAAGAAAAAAGCGCCGCCGCCCAAAGGGCAGCGGCAGTGTATATAAGTTGAGCGGGACGAGGTCAAAACCGTATGTGGCCCTGACAGCCAAGCGAGACGTTCTGGGGACGTTTGCGACGCCGGGTGAAGCAGTACAAGCACTGGACGCTTACAACGCCCAGAACACCCCCGCAGCGCGTCTGAAATGCACTTTTGCGGATGCCTATGCCCAATGGAAAGCGCAGCCCAAATTTGACAAGCTCAGCACTGACATGAAAAAGGGTTATGAGCTGGCCTATGCAAAGGCTGCGCCGCTGTATGACCGACAGCTTCGGGAATTAAAAGCCGCAGACTATCAACAGGTGATTGACCAGATGGTGGAAAAGGGCCTCTCCCGCAGCTCCTGCGAAAAGCAGCGCACACTTTTCAGCCAGATCTGCGAGTGGGCAATGGCTCAGGACATCATAAACAAAAACTATGCCATGCTCTTGCAGCTCCCAGCGGCTACAGGCAAGGCAGAGCGAACCTTGACCGCTCAGGAGATCGAGCAGATAAGCAGCCGACAAGACGACCCGAAGCTTGGGCAGACAGCACAAATCGCAATGGTGCTGCTCTACACCGGTATGCGTATCGATGAGCTGCTCTCCATGCGCTGCGACGATGTGCATCTAAAAGAGCGATATATGCAGGGCGGTGAAAAGACCGAGGCGGGCAAAAACCGCATTATCCCTATTTTGGACCCCATTTATAAAATTATTGCCTTTTGGATGCTTGACAGCGGCTATGAGTGGCTGATACCGTCCAAAGCCGGTACAAAGCTGGACAAGCGCAACGTGGCTACAAAGTTTCGGGCCTTGATGCAGGAGTGCCACATAGAGGGGGTGCATCCGCATACGCTGCGCCACACGGCCAGCAGCAAGATGGTGGAGTGCGGCCTGGAAAAGACCGCCGTGCAGGCCATCTTGGGTCACAAAAATTTCTCCACCACAGCAAACAAGTACGTCTCCCACAATGACCCGGATTATCTGTTGCAGGAAATGCGAAAGATGAAGTATTGATTTGTTAGATTGTTTGTTAGATTGTCACGTTCATCCAGGATATTTTAAGGCATTTCAAGCAAAAAGAAAAACGCACGGACGATTTGTTTTTATCGTTCGTGCGTTTATTTTTGGAGCTGGTGACAGGAGTTGAACCTGCAACCCACTGATTACAAATCAGTTTTATTTTACTATTTATCGATAAAAATTCAAAGTTTGTTAGTCTTACGTTAGCTTATTAAACTTAAAAATTCAACTTTTCAAGTTTTGGCTGTATGTAAAAATAACACATTTTGTGTCGTTTTACAATGCGGTTATCTTCCGCATGACCAACTCATACTCTTTCGGGTATGCAAGCTTTATGGCGCTCATGTGCTCATCAAGCACTTCCATCAAGCCTCCAAAGGGCGCGGCGCTGGCCGCTTCCACGAACTCGCTTTGCGGATTTGCTTTTGTGGAGTATGCCGCCGGGTACGACGCGGGAGGCAGCGCTTGAGTCTGCATTTCTGCCGGTGCCTGCTTTTCTTCCAGCTCATTCCTCACGGTGCAGAGGGCGGCAAGTTTTTCCACGCTCTGCCAGTCCGTCGATCCGCATTTCAGCTTGTGGATATGGGTGTTGATCTCGTCGATGTCCATACTTGCCGCCCTCCTCCCTTATGCGTTGCGCAGAATGTCTGCCGCGCGTTTGTAAGCGTCTCGCTCTGCGCCGGTGGCGTCCTGCATCATGTCCTCAATGTCAGAGATCATGCGCTCACGGCCATCCGTGCGGGAGTAATGCCCACGAACATAGTGACGGCCTCGGTTGGCATAGCTGTTGCCCCGGTTGTAACCGTTTCCGGCATCACGGCCGAAGGTTCCGCGCATATCGGCTTCCAACTCGCCTGTACGGCTGTACTCGCCGCCCTCGCAGTAATCCTCGATGCGGTGAATGTCCAAAATGATGTCCACGATCTCGCCGATCATCTCAACATCGCCCGGAGAGCGATTCTTTTTGTCGGTCAGCTCCATGAGCTCGTCGCACATCTCATCCTTCAAATGATTCAGTTTATCCAGCATGACTTTATCTCCTTTCTTATGCTACCCGCTCAACGATCAGATTGCTGTTTGCAATGCTGACTGCCTGCGTACTGGTGTTTTTAACCGCCACGGTCACGCAGCAGCCACGCGGCACCTCGATGAACGCAGCCACGAAAACATTGAAGTAATTTTCGACTGCCGCCGGGGTGACAATCGCGGTCGCGCTGGTCAGCGACTCACCGCCGACAGCCAGCGCCACGGAAATGGGTCCCACAGTGCCGCCGGTGGGAACGGCGATATTGCCGCCAAAACTTACCTTAAAGCGAGCACGGCACTGTCCGCTTGTCAGGCCGCGCAGGGTCACGATACCCGCGCCCTCACGATGGACGATGCAGGCCGGGCCTTTTACGGCAGTCTCTGTCAAGGGAAGATTTTCCCCGGCGGATACCGTCACGATATTGGGATTCGTAAATTCAGCCATTTTATCGGCTCCTTTCATAAATAAAAGCGCCGGGACTTTTGCCCCGGCGCTCTGGTTTGCAAAATCAGCTCAGGGGCTGAACAGACTACAATTTGCAGTCAGTTGCCGTTATTTGGTTATGCGCAGCCGTTACAGCCGCATCCGGTGCCACAATTACCGTACTGGTACGGCGCAGGAACCGGGAAGGCAGGAACGGGACGCGGGTTGTAGTAGGCCAGCTGACCGCTCATGTATGCCTTGAGGGTCTCGTTCTGCGCCGCCTGGGAAGCTGCAAGCTGAGCCGCAAAGAGCTGCTGGCTCTGCTCCGCGATCTTGGCGTCCTTTGCCTCGATGCGCTGAGCTGTGAGAGCGTCCAGGATAGCCCGGGCGTTCTGGTTCTGGTTGTCTACGATGTCCCGGGTCGCGTTCTGCACGGTGTTCCGGGTCTCGCAGGACTGGGTAGCCAGATTGTAGTTGACGCCCTGGATAGCAGACCGGGTCTCACAGCAGCAGTTCTGCTGCTGCATCTGCATCGCAAAGAGCTGCTGCATGAATGCCGCCTGCTGATTTGCACGGCTGATCGGCGGACATGAAGCCGTTACTCACGGTCTGCTGGACGCCGTTGATGAGCTGTGCCTGCTGGTAGAAACCGTCACACATACCGTTGTTTACGCCATCGATCTTGCGTTCGATGTTGGCGAAGTCGCTGGTCAGGATGTAACCATCCACGACGCCGGCGCCGGCACCGGCGCGATTGCCGCCCCAGTTACCGCCCCAGCCGCAGAAGATGAAAAGGAAGAGCACGATGATCCACCACGAACCATCGCCGCCAAAGCCAAAGCCGTTGCCGTTGTTGGTATTGGCGGGCTGCACCGGCATAGTCAAGCCGATGTTGTCAGAAGAAAGAGACATTTTGTACTCCTTTCGAAATTTTTGATAAAAAGTGTATCTCGACCGTGGCCACGGTTACGACTTAGTGTAAAAACTGCTGGAACTGCTGAGCCATTGCCTGAAGCTGGTTGAGCTGGTCTTGGCTCATCCGCCCGGATTGCAGAAGCTTTTGCACCTCCTGCTTTGGATCGCCCTGAAAATTAGCCTTGAACTGCTGGAACTGCTGCATCATCTGGCCGAACTGGCCCATAGGGCCGGCCGTGGAAGATGCTTTGCCGCCGCCCAGTGCATTAAAAAGAGGATTTGCCATGATCACTTGACCTCCGTTTCGGTTTTTGTGGGCTCCTGCTTTTCCAGCGCTGCACAGCGGGCTGCCAGGGCGTCAAACTCTGCCCTGGTGACAAACTCCCCGCCGGGCTGTTGGACGGCCTGAGCGGGCATCTTAGCCGCCGTGGTGCGCTCCTTGTAATCAAAGGCCCTGAGCGGCAGCGGCATTCCGCTTGCGTCCGTGCTCTTGATGTAAAAGGCGCTGTTCTCGCTGTCCATTAAGAGCACGCTGTTCCCGGCGGCGACCATATAGGCTTTTGCGCCCTCTTCGCCCTGCACCCAGATGATCGGAGGCGTGGCTGGGGAGCTTTGCCCTGTCGGTTGGCTCATCATGGGCGGCTGATACCCGGCATTCTGCCGCAGCTGCGTGAGCTGGTCAGGCATAGGCTGCCCGTAGTAGTTTGGCATTTGATAGCCATATGGATTGTACGGCATCGTTTAGTCCTCCTTGTACCAGTAGTAGATCGGGCATTCTGCGCCGCTATCCCAGCTGTCCCACCACGCGCCGTCGATCACAGCCAGAACGTGGCCAGAGCAGCCCAAAACGTAGATCCCGCGCGGGTACTCCCGGGCAAAATCTGCCACGGTGTAACAGGTGGTGCAGTCCGCCTCGACAAGGCGGCGCTTGAATCCGTGCTTTTGGAGGTATGCGCCCCATGTGCGGTTGGCGCTGGGCATATCGCCGAGAGCAAAGCCGGTCAGCGCCAATCCAATGTAGGCCTGCTCCCAGCTCTGCCCAGTGGCTGCTGCTACCGCGCGCACGGCGCAATCTCCAACGCTGCTCCCGTGGGGGTTGGGGCTGAACTTGTTCCACATTGGCGCTTGCCTCCTTTGCGCCCAGTGTAGCAGAGCCGCCCGGCGGGAGAGACAACGAAGGTACAACGAAGGACAAAAAAATATAGCATAAATAATTTATTTTCTCAAATTTACTGTTGATAAAATAAATTATTTATGCTATAATAAGAGTGTCAAGAGGAACACCCAAACAAAACGGAGGAACGAACGATGAAAGCTTACAATCTGCACGAGATCATGAGCAGCGCCTGGGCAATGTACCGCAAGTGGGTCGCACCTTACAAGTACAATCACAGCCGTATTCCCAGCTGCTACACTTTTGCAAGTGCTCTCAAGCAGGCTTGGGCCGCTGCAAAGACCGCTGCCAAAAAGGTCGCCGCCGGCATCGTTCGCATGCACTACAGCCAGTACAAGGCAGAGTATAGCAAGTGCCAGACCGTCGAGGGCAGCTACGACAAGGCCACCAAGACCATCGAGGTCATGACCAAGGCTATCCGCACCTTTGAGCGTCCCGCATATACCGCAGCTCGTACCTCTCGCCGCCCCAGCGTGACCGCCATTCGCGGCCTCTGCCCCCGCTGCCACACCTACTGCTACGGTGACTGCATGGCATAATTTACACACTCAACTATAAGGAGGACAACAACAATGACTAAGTTTTATGATGGTGACAAGATCCTGAGCATCAAGATGACCGACACCCGCACCGGCATCGACTTCGAAAACGACTTCTTCGAGGTCGGCGGCCTCGAGTACAACGCCGATCTGGGCGCTTACAAGGTCGAGGACGTCGAGTATCTGGCCGACTACGCCCAGAGCTACGCCGACGGCACCAACAGCGACATCGACTACACCGTCGATGAGGACGGCAATGTTGTGGTCCCCGGCTGCACCGTCGATTATGACATCGAGGTGATGTGATGTTGTACTCATGGGCGCTCATTGACCCGGACGGCAAGCGTCACGAGGTCGATGATCTAGCAAAGTGGAGCCAGGACAATGTAAAATTGTTTTTCCCGGATGCCGCACCGGACAACGCCGCAGCCCGGATCTCCGAGGGCGTCCAGATGCTGTGGTACGCGCTCAAGCACCCGGAAAGGCCTCACGGGCTGCACACTTATAAAGGGTGGACGCTTGCAGAGCCTCCGCAGCCCAAGGCGCCAAAGGCTAAAGAGCCCAAAAAGCCGCTTGCCGACCGGTTAATAGGCAAAACTTTTGGCGATCTCTCCATCGTCGGCACGGCACCGGCGAAGATCATGCCCAACGGATATAAATGCACAATGGTCGTCGTGCATTGCGCTCTTTGCGGCAATGACAGGATCATGTCCTACAACTCCTTAAAAATATCAAGGAGCTGCGGCTGCCAGCGAGGACGGCGCAGGAAAGACGGACTCGCCCCGCAGCCCGTCACGCCCTCCAGACAGC